TTACCGTAACGTTATTTACGATGGCTGGCGAATTAGGCACTGTGATAGGTGTACCAAGTTTGACTCCGCCGCCAGAGGTCTGTTGAGTTGAACCGGGAATCGAACCAACCAAAAGCAACTCGGCAGCGATAGGACCTGCCAATGATGCCCATGGCCCTAGATTCTTTAAGATGTTGCCAGTCGAACCGGTTGGCACCTTGGTCTTGGGTATCGAAACGCCACCAGTGCCACCACTAATTGCATTGAAAGCGACCTGTGCAGCCGTAGCCAAACCGATAGCGGCCTTAGTTGCGTTTACTGCGAGAGTGACGGCTTTCCACGCGCCAACAACGGTGAGGATGCCGGTAGTTAATGGTGCCAGCCAGTCACCATTAGCTGCGACCCATTCGACCGTAGCGGTAAGCCAACCCAACATCTTCTGAATGACATCAACGACCTTTTGAATTGTTTCCTCGCCCTTTGGCGATGCCAACCAAGTCGAGAGCTTGTCCAAGATAGGCAACATAGCAGTCCCAACTTGCTCTTGAATGTCACTGAACATAACTTGCATGCGCTGGTAAGGGTCGAGATTCGCGGCCTTTTCAGCGGAGCCAGCGAAAGCAGCTGCCAGATCATCGATGGGTGTTTTAGAACCCTTTAGCGATGGAATGAGTTTTACAAGTGCCGCATCGTTACCAGCGAGACTTTTTGCCATCGCCTGGCTAACGACGTCCAAGCCTTTACCACTGCCTGCAGAGGCATCGAGAGCAATTTGGAGAAGGCGATTCGACTGTTCAACGTCACCGGTAGCGATGAATAGTTTTTGGTAGGCGGGTCGCAAATCATCATCGGCAACGGCTGCACTGCGCTGCATCTTGGCGATGTATTTCTCGGCTGATGCAATCGTCGCATCGGTTGCTAGGCCAGTGTTTTGCATCGCGTTAGCAAGCAACTCTTGGCTCTTACGGTCATCGATAGCGGCTTTAGTGGCTTCTTCGAGTTGGCGAGTGATCACCGCAAAGGATAGACCAAGCCCAATAGTTGCGAACATACGCTTAGCGGATGATGCGAAACCAGAAATTTTGTTGTTGAGACCCTGCAACTCACTCTGGGCACCAGTCGTCGCTGATGTTAGTTTCTTGAACTCGCCAAGAATCTCAACATTAAGAACCAGACTCATCTGATGCCTCTCGATAGAACGCTAATACTTGCTCGACCGTGAACTTGGCAAACTGTTCCGGTGTATAACCAAACCGGATACAGAACCTAGCCATTAGCTCAAGGTATTTGCCTCTTTTGGGTCGCTAGTGAAACCCTTAAGAAACTCGGCCATTTCGGCCATGTTCATGGCACGAAACTTATCGATTGACGCCCCTGGATTGGTGCGCTTTTCAAGAACCCATGCCAGCGATGCCATTTCGCGGCCAGGTTTAATTCCCGAGTCCATGATCTCTGAAAAGTCGCGGCCTGATAGAGCTGCGATTTCATCGATTTCAGCCATGGTTAGGGTTTCGATAATGCTCATTCTGTTGGTATCCCCTTTGATTCATTTTCGGCCACTAGACGCTCTAGCTGCTGAAAATAGTTTTGATAGATTTCCTCTCTAGTGTAGCCAAGGGCTTTCACGAAAAAGGGCGTCGGCTGAATGTGGCGACGGAACCAACCCCAATGGATAGGGTTCGCATACGGCACCGAGGCTCGACCCGCTGACACGCTCACTCGGTTGAGTGCTTTAGTGGCGCGTAGCGTGCCTAATAGTCGACCCGACCTGACTGGCACCAAAGGTCTAGCAGCTGCAAGAACGGTTTCTGCTGCTTGAGCGTTGGCCGCTTTTACTGCGTCTGCTGGAACGCCGATCTGCTGCAGGGCTTTGATGGCCTGCTTTAGACCGGCTACTTTGATGCCAGCCGGGTCTGCCATGGTTAGACCGTAGCGTCGAGGGTTACGCCGTAGTAGATACCCGATGCAGGGTTGTGCGTGGTGTTGTCTACGGTGAGCGAGACGGTGAACTTGGTTACTTCGTTCGAGTTGAGAGCCATCGGTGGGAGCATGTCGAACTTGACGGTGCCCTTGTAGTGAGGCTGTGCTGCGCCCTCGGTCGAGTTTCCGTTTGGTGCGATGGTGAACGCGGCAGTGGTGCCAAAGTTAGTCCAAAGCAGACGGTAGAGCGAGGTTGCGTCACCCGAGGTTACACCCTCAAGGTTGAGAGTCCACTGGCCACCAACACGCTGCTCGCAAAAGGTCTGAACGTCGCCAGGGGCATCGCCCAAGGTGAGCTCGACCTTGTTGGCGTCGCATGCGTAGTCGGTAGTGCCAATTTTGAAGATGATGTTGCGCGCGGTGATGCGAGTTGATGCGGCCATGAGGCGATCTCCTAGATTGTGATTTGCAGGTTGATAGAAAAGTTGGCGGCCAGATACTCGGCGTTGTTCGCTTGGAGAGCATAGGGCTGACCTACTGACTTGAATGCCACATAGGTCGGTAGTGCGTTCAGAGTTGCCTCAATTAGGGCATCGAGGGCATCTGTAGCGACTTTGTTGGTGGCGGTTGCAGCCACACATACCAACTGCATTTGCAGGTCGTATTCGCGGTCTACAGTGACGCCAACAACATAAGGGGAATCTGCGGTAAGGATGACGATTGGCGGGATGATTCGCTCGGGAACGAACTCCATAACCTTGAGGCCGGCGGCCGTTAGGTCAAGTTTCAATTCCGCTTTAGCTGCAGTTATCTCGCTCATACGCCGAACCCAACATACGGAAGTAGCAGAGGATAGACGGCAATCATTGGGTCGCGGGCGACTCGAACCGGCTGGCCATCTGCACTAGCAAATTGGGCTATGCCTTGTGGCGTCGACCTACGGTGAAACAATTCCGATGCAGTGATCAATACAGATTGAACATGAATCTGGTCTGGAACTGTTGCCGTTCCCTGATAGCGGTCTACTAGGTCATGGCCTGCGTGCAGGCATGAACTAATAAACTCCCCGGTCTCATCGGTTCCGATGTAGGCCTGAAGGTCTGCTACAGAGATTGTCAACGCCACAAGGCACCTACTAAGCGGTTACGTCGAGCTTGACGATTGCACCCTCGAATGGAACGGTTACAGCGGCGTAGCCGTAGACCGAAACCGAGTCGGTGAGAGTGGTGATGTCGCCATCGGTCAAACGAACTGGTGCGCCTGCCGACTCCAAGGTCTGCACTGCAGCCGAGTTAGCCAGGTAGACGACACCGGTTGCCAGCTGTGGGTCAACGATTACTGGCAGGCCAAAGACCGAGCCGGTGAGGCCAGGCACGTTTGCCGAACCGATGTTGTTGACGCCTGCGCCTGCAACATTGACCACTGGGCGGCCGTCGTTGCCGGCAACCTTCATGATGTTGATGTAGGCGTCTGGAGCAGCGAGGATGAACTCTGGAGCGAGACCCGAGTGTGCCTTGATGTAGGCTGCACCGTTTGCGATGCCCTCGAGTAGCGATGCTGCAGTGCCGCCGTCTGCATCCATGATCTTGCCAGTCCAGGTGAGGCCTGCGAGCTTTGCGACTACTGCGGCGTTGGTTGCCGATGCGTAGGCGATTGCAAGACCGGTGAATGCGGTGTTCAGGTAAGGCACCGAGCTGCGCTCGATGGTCTGACGCGAGAACGAGGTGTAACCGCCATAGGTTGCGACACTTGCCGAAACCGAATCGATGGTGATGTTACCGAATGAGAGAGCGTCGTTCTCTGCCGACTGTGCACCGACTGCGAGAGTGTTCGCGGTGACGGTTGCATACTCGACGGTAAGGCCGCTGGCTGGCAGGGCTGCACGCGAGAAAGCGGCGAGAGTTGGGCGGTTGTTGTCGATGAGGTTGTTTACAAAACCCAACCAGCCTGGCAGGGCTACGGTATCTGCCGAGGTGCTTGCGGTTCGTGCGAGAGTCTTAGCGTCCTCGTCGCCGGTAACGAGTGCCTTAGCAAACTCGCCCTGGCTGCGAAACTTGAACTCTGCAGGGGTTGATGGTGCAACGGTCTGACCGGCCTCGACTACGCGGCGGAGCTCCGCTACTTCGTCCTGAACGGCGCGAACGTCTAGCTCGATGTTTTCAGCCATCGGAGCCTCGCTTTCGTTAGTGTCGGGTTCGGTTGGGGCTGGTTGCTCCTCGCGAACTTGTTCGATTGACGCCCCTGCGTATGCTGGGAACGCGACCACGCTAACCTCTTTGAGGTCAACGGCGGTTCGGGTTACAGTCTGGCCATCGCGCTGTGACTCCAGCGGGATAAAGCCGACCGAAAACTTGTTTAGAACGCCATCGCGCATAAGGGTTAGAACCTCGTTGCCGCGTGGAGTGTCTGATACCTTTGCCACAATCTCGTAGCCGCGCTCGGTGTCGCGTCCTTCGATGATGCGGCCGATTGGTTCTTCGTGTGCATAGAACAACTTGACGTCATTGACCGAGCGAACGGCACCTGGCGCAAATCGCTCCTCATACTGGCCACCGATGTTTGCGCTTGAGCCATAAGGCACTGCGATGCCGGTGATGCTGCGATCTTCTAGGTTCGCTACGTCTACTGCGAACTCGCGGGTTTCTAGGTTGTCCATTACAGACCTTCCTTTTTGCGGATTTCTTCGGCCGTGAGGATACCTGCATCGATGGCGACTTTGTAGTAGTCGAATCTGGCAGCCACGTCGGCCTTGAATAGGTGTTCGAAATCAAATTCAACGCGGGTGCCGCGTGGGAGCGAGTTGCTTAGGGCGTCGGTGATGGCGTCGGTGTAGGCCATGAGCGTGTGACGGTAGAAAATCTGGTTTTCGTCCTGCACGTTCGTGTAGGTGTCCGATGATCCGGCGATGGTCGTTAGCAGTAGGCGTGGTGGGATGCCGAATAGTCGGGCAACCATCTGGACGGCCTGCGCCTGCGATTCGGTAAACATGGCCTCGCGTGGTGAGAGGGCGACCTGCTGGTAGTCGAATCCTTGACCGAGCACCGCAATTTGACGGTTTTGCTGCTTGTTGTGCCATGAGGCGGTGATTGCCTCGGCGTCATCCTTGTTTAGCGGCTGGTTGGTCTTGAGAACACCTGTAGGCACACCTGCGCTAGTGAACCAGTTAGCGGCATAGGCGCGTAGGTCGAGAGCGGTAGCCAAGTCTAGGCGGCAAGTTTCGATAGGTGATGAGCCAACAAGCTGCCCTGGGCGAGGATAGAGCTGCAAATGCTCCATCTCGGTAGCCGAATACTGTTTGCCCATGTAATAGAACACCTTGACGGTGCTGGTTGGCGCATCGAGCTGCACAGTGACGGCATCGGCAGGTAGCAGCGTTAGGTTTACAACCTGACCGCGCGAGTCAAATGACTTTAGCCAATACGAATTGCCCTTGAGTGCCAAGTCGACAACAGTCATAAAGAAAAAGTTACGGCGCGACTCCGAGAGGCTTGGCTTGTTGACCAAAAGCGGGTTATCGATCTGCTGCTCGATACCAGTAGCGAAACGGAACGTGCGCAATTCCATCTTCGAAATAGGCGTGCCAATAATCTGCACTGCACGAAATACCGACGACAAAGTTAGAGCGGTATCTGGGGTTACGGAAGTAGCAGCGCGACTAGGGATAGTCGGCTGAACCGCGCGCGTTTCTACTCGACCAGTGAAACGCTGCCACAAACTTGCCATGTAACTAGCATAAACTAGTCAATTTTCTAAAACACTTGAACCGCCGGCGTGTTGTTTCTACTTGCAACATACACGGCCATGACCGTAGCCATGAGTGCATCGATGTCCCCGACCGAATCACGGCGGCTAATCAGCCATGTTTCACCGGTATAGCGGGCAATTCCGTTAGGCATCTGTTGCACTAAAGTCGGGTCGTTAGCATGCACAATTTGCCCCGATGCGAACATCGCATAGATCGCTGAACATGCGGCCGAAATTTCTTTAGTCCAAAGTTGCCAGACAATAACGCCATTCGCTTTGAGTCGTTTCGCGAGGCTAGGCATCTGCCTATCGTCGAGGGCGATAGCACGGCATCCATGCTTTACATACAACTCCATAAGGTCATTGAGTAGACGCTGCTCGGTAGGGGTAACGTAACCCTTGACCAATTCCGTCTGCACCGTCTCACCAACCTGGTTAGCGGCTGCGATAGTTGCATGCTCCCAATTCTTTGTAATGTCCACAGCCAAGACGCTGCCACGAATGTTATCGATACCTTTACCAGCGGCACGCTTGAACAAATCACCTGGCAGCCATGAGGCAGACGTGCCAGAAACGAATTGGTTCAACGTGTAACGTCTCACCTCATGCTCGGGTTGTGTAGCAATGTCCGAGAGAACACGGTCAATAGGCACACGGCCACACTCAACGGCAGGATTCGCGGCCTCGATAGCCGACGCATCGTTTAGAGCTGCACCCTGTGGAGCCTCCCAAATAAACGCTCCAAAACGTTCCAGCTCGGGCTCACCATTGATAGCGCGACTAGCCGATTTGTAAAGGTCGAGTAGCGTCTCGCTCGATTCATCGCCTGCAGTAGTGATCATGAGAACCTGCGCGTTATCCTGCGCCGACGTTCCCTTGACTGCGGCCGTCCAAATACCACGCTTGGCTAGGTGTCCCTCATCGAGAATCACACGCTTGAACGGTTTACCCTGCAGGGCAGCCTCTTTAGCCGGGCTAACTTTGTAAGTGCCAGTGCCATCCAATTTGCCGATACCACGCGTCTCCGTCGTGCGCTTGAAACGTTTAGCCAGCCAACTAGTCGAATCAATAACATGCTTTACACGGTTATAGATAATCGTCGCCTGGTCATAGCTTGATGCAATGCTGGCCACATCGCCACGCTCAAATACAAGTCCGGCTAGAGCTGCACCACCACCCAAAACCGACTTACCATTCTGGCGACCCATAGACACCAACACTTGACGGTAACGCAACTCGCCAGGGTAACGGTCATGATCATCGGGATAACGTTCATAGATAGCCCTCAAAAGCCACCGCTGCCATTCATCCAAAGCGATAGGTTTATCCGTCTCGGGTGTTCGCCAACACAAATCCATAAGCTCGATGAGCCGGTCGCCATCGCTAGGGAAGTCCGGCGAAAGTGGAGCCGTGAAGCGTGCAGGGAATTGCATCAGCGTTTTAACAACTCGGCCAGCGGGTCAACATCGACTACTGAACCCTTGAGCTGACGCTGGAGCTCGAGCAAAGTCTTACGCAACTCCGCGGCCGTAGACGTATGAGGCTTAGCGTCAAACTCCTCGGCAAGTTTTAGAGCAAGTGCTGCCATGATGCTTTGCTCTACATCTAGTTGCAGCTCATTGATCCAGCCACGAATAAGTTCAGCAAGCATTAGCGGCCAACTCCCAAATAATCTGCACTGTTTTTGAAAAAAAGAGA